TGTATGGCCGCAAGCTCATCAATCTCGATAAGCCGAGTCACAAGGTCAATCCGCCCGGTAGTCCAGAGTCGTCTGCCGCTCTCAATGAGCGTCCTGCGGCAAAGGGCGAAAAGGCTGTGAAGGATGCCAGAACGCGCCTTATGGACTCAGGAAGCATTAGCGACTTTGTTGCCTTCCGCACCCTCCAAAAAACCAAACGTAAGTAAACTTTTAATACCATGTCTTTTTCAGGCACATTTGATACAACTAATCCGGGCTCCGCTGTTTCTAACCGCGAAGACCTCACAGACGTTCTGACGATCCTCGCCCCCGAGGAAACGCCCGTCCTTTCGTCTGCCGCTAAATCCAAGGCGTCCGCCACCTACGTTGAGTGGACTGTGGACAGCCTTTCGAGCCCCGTCACAACGGGCGTCTCCGAAGGTGCTGACGTTACCTCGTTCACCGACAAGTTCTCTAACCGCGCTCGTCTCGGCAACTATATCCAAAAGTTCCGCCGCGACTACATGGTTAGCGATTTGCAAAACGCTGTTGACAGCGTTGGCCCAGCTAAGATTGCCCAAGCCGAAGCGAAAGCCGTCCGCGAAATCAAGCGCGACATCGAAGCTACCCTTTGCTCTAACAACGACCGCACCGCCGAAGACGGCGCTGGTACGCCTTACGGCCTTCGTGGTCTTGGCGACTGGATTGATAGCGCGGGCCCAGCCGACGTTCCTGCTTCCTATCGCACCCCTGCTGGTTCGATTCAAGGCTCTGGCACGACCTTCACTGAAACCGTCTTCAACAACCTCATCACCAGCATCTTCCGTGTTACTGGCATGAGCAATGGTTTGACGCTTGTTGCTGACACCGCGCTCCGTCGCGTCATCAGCGACTTCGCTCGCACCTCCGGTAGCTCTGACTACTCGGTTCGTAAAGTGATGTACAGCGGTGGCGAAGCCTCCATCAAGCTCTCCGTTGAGCTCTATGAGAGCGACCACGGCATCGTGTCCATCGTGAACATGAATCCTGACTGCGCTCCTGACACGACCAACAAAGACACTGGCTACTTGGTTAACCCTGAGTACTACGGTGTTGCTGAACTCATCCCAACTGGCTCGACCCGTCTCCCCAATCTCGGTGGTGGCGAGCGTGGCTACGTTGACTGCGCTCTTACTCTTATCGTGAAACACCCCGGTGCTCACGGCAAGATTACGGCCCTCACATAATCCCAAGAAAGGAATAATAATATGCCTAAACTCACTGTTAACGAAGGCGCGTTCGGTATGTCCGACGAGCTCATTATTGACTTCGCAGCCTTCTCGGTTGCTAATGCTGGCGTTTTGGCTGACAACGCGACCAAGACATTCACATACGTCATCCCTGCCGGGACGATGGTTACGGATGTCTCGGCCTACCTGATGACTGCGTTCGACGACAGCGGCGGCGGCGATGAGCTGAACGTCATTGTTGGCGACGGTAGCGATGATGATGGCTTTCTGACAACTGCGGCTCTGCACGTTGACCAGACAGAAATCACCTTTGTTGCTGACACGGGTGCTTACATCGACAATGAAAACGGCAAGGTTTATACCGCAGCCGACACCATTGATCTGAAGTTCATCCCCAACGTCTCGACTGGTACGGATTACTCGCTCAACGAGCTCACCGCTGGTCAGGTTAAGTTTAAGTTCCGTCTGGTTAGCCTCGCTTAAGCTAGGCCCAGTTCGTGTTAAAATTGGCCACCTCTTAATTGGGGTGGCCTTTTTGTTTTGCATGAACATCATCCATAAACCACATACCTACTCCAAAGAAGAAATTGATAACGAGCTTCTCAATCTCGTTAAAGAAAGTCTTGTTGAGGAAAAGGCCACAGAGTTTGAGCGTACCAATGTAGCTCGCGCACAAGCCTCTGTGATGAAAAATCACAAGAGCATTCCCGGCTTAGGCAAATGTATAGGAGTCATTCCCGGACGCGAGTATTTCCGACTAGTTAAGAAGTATGGCTATGAGACGGTTCACAGCAAAGACTTCATGCGATTCTTCAACCGGAAGATGCCAGAACTCTCCCCTAACAAGGTATAATGCAAAACAAATCATACTCTGACCTGCTGACTCTTGTTCAAGCCCTATCGGGCGTTGATGCGTTCACTACGCTTGAACAGTCCAAGGTGCTGTCAATGGCCAATCGTCGTTTGTACGAAGCCTATGATTTTAGCCCTACTTGGCCACGCTACATCGTAGGGGCTCAGGTTAGGCCAGCCGTCAACAATGTCATTGCCCGCGAGTATGACAATGTTGCTGGCATTCGCGCTTCTTCGTCTGCTAGTAGAAGTGCAACTACGGTTACGATTGTTTGCACAGCCGCAGTGACATTTGCCTCTGGCATGAATGTTACGATTAGCGGTCTTAGTGGTACAGTGACTCCCAACGGCACCTTTACGGTTACTGGCATTGAGACAACGAACGTGGAGAATGACACGTTCACTTACAGCCTGAGTTCTGGCGCAGGTTCTGAGACTTACAGCGGCACCGCTACCGTGTCTCCCGTTGCTATTGCCGACATTTCTGACTTCAACCGTATCTGGAACGCCAATCCGTTTAGCACTAACGGATTTTGCGAGTATGAGTTCTTTGTTGATAGCGATGGAGCAACCATCATCAACAACGCCACAGGTAACTCTGGTTTCTGGGTTGGTTACAAGAAGCAATGGCCCGGCCCCTATACGGCCATTTCCACGGACATTCCCTTGGAGTTCTTCTATTACGCCGCCCATGCCACCTATGCCGACTTCTTGCGTATGGATGGTCAGGTTGACAAAGCCATTGCTGAAGAGCAAATTGCCATGAACTATCTCATGCTAGAGTTAAGCAAAGCTCAAAATCAGCGCAATAACAATGCTTTGTTTCGCCGCATTTCTACCTACGTTTCAACACAATCCCGTCAATGAATAACTCCCTCGTTGTTAATCTCTATCCTACGCCAACTGGTGAAACGGACGAACGCCTTGCGGTTAGCACGGCGGTAGTTAGTCTCACGAATGCTTGGTCGTCTGCCAAAACCAAGTATGTCCTCATTGATATTCAGGGCGACGATGTGATGGTGACGTTTGATGGCAGCAATCCTAGCTCCACCAACGGCCATCTGTTTAAGAAACTCACCCCTCCGTTCTTCTGGAACAAAAACACGGCTATGGCAGCTAAGTTCATTCGTGCCAACGCTACGGATGCTTCGGTTCAGGCAACCCCATTCACCGTCTAATTATGTCAAACTCACGCATAGTTAATGGCCCAATGCAGGTTCTTCCGGTTAGCGGAACATCCATGCGTACCCTTTCGATTGGTGCCACAGCTTCCAACTTCATTGTTGCGGCCCTCAATCCCAACACCAGTCACATCTACTGGACGTTGGAAGGCGCTGACATTCGACTCACTATTGATGGCTCTACTCCTACAACCACCGCTGGCCACATCTTCAAGGATGGCAATAGCGGCATCTGGAGCGCGGGCTGGGCAAAGAACGCCAAAGTCATTGCGGTTAGCGGTACTGGCGTATTCACGATTAGCGAACTCAACTACATTTAACCATGTCCGGCATTTTTGACCAAATTATCAACTATTCCCCCCCGCTGATTGTTAGCGGCACGGTCAATTATAAGGGGACGTGGAATGCTTCCACAAATAACCCAACGCTGAATAGCTCTCCTGCGGCTTCGACCAAGGGCGACTATTACGTTGTCAGCACGGCTGGCACGCAGTTTGGCATTACGTTTGCCATTGGCGACTGGATTATCAGCAACGGCACAGCATGGGAGAAGGTTGATTTGACGGACGCTGTTTCTAGCGTGTTTGGGCGCACAGGAGCCGTTGTTGGGGTGAGCACAGACTATTCCGCTGTTGGCATTACAAACACGGCTATTGGGGCTTCTAGCCCATCTACGGGTGCCTTCACCACGGTTAGTGCTTCTACCCCAATTGCAGTGGCTTCTGGCGGCACGGGCGTTTCAACTTCTACGGGCACGACCAACGTGGTGTTGAGCAACTCGCCGACCATCGTCACTCCAGTCATCGCGCAAATCAACGACGCGAGCGGCAACGAGACGCTAAAGCTGGCGTCGATTGCCAGCGCGGTAAACGAGATTTCGATTGAGAATGCCGCAACAGGAAACCCTGTGCATATTAGGGCAACAGGTGGCGATGCGTCTGTTGGACTGCACTTAGTCGCCAAAGGCGCGAGCGGATATGTCAATGTGACTGATGGCGTGGATGAAACCAAGCGCATCATGTTTAACGCTGCGGGCGGCACGACGAACACGCGCACGATGTTGTCGAGCACGCAGACCGTTGACCGCACGCTTACGCTGCCAGACGCGACGGGTACGTTGCTCTATGGTGGTGGCCCACTTGGCACGCCATCCAGCGGTACGGTGACAAACCTGACAGGCACGGCGTCGATCAATATAAATGGAACCGTGGGAGCCACGACCCCAGCCTCAGGCCAGTTCACGACGGTAAACATCTCTAACACAAATGTCGCTATCGCTAAATGGTCGGGCGGCGATGGACTTGCTTTTGGAGGAACCAATGGTACGGCTTTTATTATAAATAACAGCGCAGGTTCCACTAACGCTTTGTCGCTGACCTCTGCCGGACTTGGTATCGGCATGACGCCAAGCAACATATTGGATATTACGCAAAATCAGAATAGCTCTGCTACAAGTAAAATTCTGAACAATAGCGCAGGAACAGGCGCGCGTGTAGATATTGTTGCAACCAATGGAACGGCGCAATCCCAACTTACTACCTTTGGCACTGGATATTCTACAAGTGGTATTTTCCGTGCAAACGGCACATTGGTTTATGCTACGGGCGCTGGTGGTCTCACTCTTTCTACCGATACCGCGCAGCCAATTTATTTTGCCACCAATCAAACCGAACGCGCACGCATCGACAGCGCAGGCAACGTCGGCATTGGCGTGACGCCGAGTGCGTGGAGTGGCTGGAAGGCAATTCAAGTTACACCGTTGGCTTCACTTGCTTCTACAAGTGGATACTCTGCATTTGGTCATAACTGGTATCAAGACAGCGGAGGAGATAAATACCTGACCACCAATTTTGCTAGCCGTTATTTGCAGTACGACGGTCAGCACCAATGGCAAATCGCTGCCTCTGGCACTGCTGGCAACGCACTTTCATTTACAAATGCGATGAAGCTGGATGCGAGTTCACGTTTGGGTGTGAACACAACCGATGCGTCTACTGGTGGTGGACAGATGGTTATTTCTCAAGCTCAAGACAATGGTCTTGTGGTTAACGCTTCAACTTCTAGTTACAGCTCAACTCTTTATTTACGAGATGTGGTTGGAAGCAATACTGCAAAAATTCGCTTCATGTCTGGTAATGGGTTGGATTTTATTGACAACAACGATATTGTAAAGGCACGCATCGACAGCAACGGTTACGTGGGGATTGGGACAAGTTCCAACTTGCAGCCTTTGGGCGTGGGCAACGCCTCTGCAAACACACTTGCCTTGCTGCGAACAGGAGTAGCCGCTACTGCTGGAAACATTGGCCCATCAATCAACTTTTATTTATCGCAGTCAGCTACAACCAGTCAAACGGGGGACGCGAACCTTGGACGGATTACCGCAAGCCCTATAGACGGGTGGGGTAGCTACCTCCAGTTCTTTACCAAGTCGGCAGACGGCGTTCCCGGCAATGCTGTTGTAGAACGCGCCCGCATCGACAGCAGCGGTAATCTGCTGGTGGGGAAAACAGCGGATGTTCTAGCTAATGCTGGATGTTTGCTTGATAACCGTGGCTCGTTTACGTTTACTCGCGATGGTGCAACTGTTGGTTACATAAACCGTTTAACCTCTACCGGAGAGTTGCTTTCATTTCTGAAAGACACAACGCAAGTTGGTTCTATTTCATACAACGGAACGCTCACGGTTTATTCGACGACTTCCGATTATCGGCTAAAAGACATCACTGGCCCGCTTGTTGACAGCGGTAGTTTCATCGACGCCCTCAAGCCCAAGGTCGGCACATGGAAATCAAATGGCAGCAAGTTTGTTGGATTCCTCGCTCACGAATTTGCCGAGGTTAGCCCATCGTCTGTATGCGGAGAAATGGATGCTGTGGATAGTGACGGCAAACCTGTTCACCAAACCATGCAAGCCAGCTCGGCTGAAGTCATCGCAAATCTAGTTGCGGAGATTCAAGAATTGCGTAAGCGTATGGCCGCCGTAGAAGGCAAATAATCCAATAACATGAACACCGAAACCGCCCTCAATAACCTATACGCCGCCGCCCGCCTAGCTCCTCTGCCAGCCGAGCAACACGACATCCTCCGCAAGTCTGCGGAAGTGCTCGTTGAAGCTCTGAAGCCTAAAGAAGAGAAGAAAGCCGAGTAACATGGCTGGCACCTCGGACACTAACTGGCGTTCTTACGTTGGCCCTGCGGACAACGGCAAGGTCGTTACGTCTGAGGACTGGCAAGCTCCAAGCGACCCTAAGCAATGGGACGACTTGTTTAAATGTTCCAATGTGAACAACCTAACGGCTACTGGGCTGGTCATTCCTGCTAGCCGTGAGGACTCGATTGACTGCGTGCGCGGTAGCAATTACCTTATTCAGTCCTGCACGATTCAAGGCTCGGTTACGGTCAAAGGCGCGATTGAGGGATTTGAACTCAATAACTGCGTCATTTCGGGCACCGTCGAGTTGGGGCAGTACGACAACTATTGGTTTAAGGGCCGCGCTCCGACGCGCTATGTCCGACTCGTCAACTGTTGCTCACCGGATGGTTCACCCATTCGCGTCAAGCTCTGGGACGCTGAGCTAGCGCTCATCGCAGGAACGAGCGTGAAGGTCACGCGCATCCCAAAATGGATTTGGCTCCCTTACTTTTTGTTCCGCCGTCTCACCAACCCTAAAGCCGTATAACCATGCTCGACCTTCTTACAAATGCCCTTGGTGGTGGTGCTCTCGGCGTCTTGCTTCGTATTGGCAATGGCTTCTTCGACAACTACAAGTCGGCCCAAGAGCACAAGCGTAAGCTAGAGGAGGCACGAGTCATGGCTGAGATTGCCAGCGACAAGGCGAAATGGGATGCGTTCACGGCTAGTCAGCAAGCGGCCACGCCTCCCGACAACATCTCGCCGTGGGCTGCGAACACTATCACGCTTTTTCGCCCAGTCATCACGCTGCTCCTCCTCGTGCTCGTGACCATCGTTTTCTTTCGCGTCACGGTTTCCGAGCAAGCTGACATGATTGATGAAATTCAGTTCTGCGCGTTCAACTGCATCGGATGGTGGTTTGGCGATAGGATGACCCGCAAGAAATGAGCACGGAGCCAAAAGACTTTGTCGAGGTGGCTCGGCTCTGGAAAGAAACCGGATGGCTCACCGCCGTCATCGGTGGCGCAGGAATGACCGCGCGTTTGCTGGCGAATCCAATCAAAGGCGACGTATGGGAATCAATTCGGCGCATTGTGATGGCCGCAATCGTCAGCTCAATCGCGTGGTTTGTAGTCGAGCAAATCGAGGTGAGCTCATTCGTGAAGGCAATTACCTACGGCGTTGCGGGCGTCATCTCTCCTGAGATCATCGACGGCATCACGAATTTGGCAAAGAAGTATTCCAAGAATCCGAGCAAGCTCTTGAAGAAATGAACCCGAAGCTAATCACCGCTGCGCTGGCCGCAACCGTCGTTTGCTTTTCCGGCATTGGGGTGATGACGGTGCAAAAGGTTTCGGAGAACATTGCGGAAAGCGACAGAGAGTTTGCCCTCACTAGCAATGTCCTTAGCCCACTTTTCGACATCTATGGCTTGGCGATTGTGGATGGTCAGGCTAAAGCGAGCAAAGGATTGATAGACGGGAAGGAGTTTTGCGCTTCGCTAACCAAGCTAGAAGCCGAAGCTGAACGGCTCATTGCCGAGTTTGGAGAGCCTAAAGAGCTGGTGGCCAAGCATAAGTTGGTTAAAGCCTATTTGAAGAAAGCGCGAGAAGCGTGTGACAAAGGAAACATTGAGATGCTCAACTCCCCTGCCATGACTGCTGAACTCTACGGCGTCATTGACCCAATGACAGAGCTCATCAACAAACTCCTATTGGAAAACCTAGAAACATCCCGTAAGTATAAGAAATCGGCAGATAGTGCCCTATTAGCCTTTGAACGCTTTGCTAGCGTGGCTGCTGGGCTAGGCATTGTCTTTGCCGTGGCTCCTTGGATTGGGGCTAAAAAGGCTCCTTCTGTTAT